TGTTGTGACTTTCTGGAATTAACAAGCTATGGTATATAATTCTGTCGATGTTAACCGACTCAACATCCTCCACAATTTGAAATCTCAATTCACGTTTAATGGCCCAAAGCAATTCGGTAATACTAATTTTGTCGTGATTCCATTTCACTCGATTTGATGCCCGATTACCAGAACTTGCATAATTACTCGACAAAAGACCTAAACCATCAGTAGCCACCAATGAAATAGGGTAGGGAGTGTCACGTAATGGATATGAGTATTGATTGTCTGCAATCCAACCTCTCCATCGTGTAGATGTATTCTCTTTAATGTCAATTCTGTACATGAAAGGATCAGTCTCGGTGAAAAGCTCTTCGAACTGACCTTCCTCTTGCACCATTAACTGAATGGTACATTTACTTGGCATAACTACCTGGTTGTATATGTCCTGACCTGCGTCAAATCCCCAGTCAATACTTGCCGGATTGCCTGACTGCTTTATTTCTGTGAAATCTCCAGTGAATCCTCTCTTCCAAATATTCACAGACCAAACCATGTCTGTTTCAAAATCATTCCATTGATTCACATAGTATAATCCATACTCTCCAACCTTATAGATTGTAAATGGCACTTCCAAAATGAAAGGAAAATCAAACGGCTGGTATTTGACCTTCAATACATAGTCACCTGCACTGAGATCAGTAAATTCCACAATGCCACTACTAGGATTATATGAAGTGGTGAAATCGTCGATGGAACAGGTCAATTCGGTTTCATCGAAACGATTGGTTTCAACTTCAAATCTGGCTGAACCACTTCCTGCGCTGACTTCATCAATTATCCTCGCCGGAAACTTCACGAATATCCTTGGAAATGGATCTGTATTCCATGCATCTGTTGAGCTATATGTAGGAGCCATGTAGTTATCACGAACTCCAACTTCGCGCAATATCCCAAGGTCGTTTTCTGTCGGCATGATTGATTAAAATGTTCGTCCGTAATTTCTAAGATTTGTGCGATCAGTTTCCCGCATCACAAGCTTGAGATCATTGCCGCTTATTACTCCATCAACAATAATTCTTTGAGTACCGCCTCCGCCAAACTGGTTGAGAAATGATCCCATCTTTTCAAATGGAATAATTGCTTCTTTTCCTGAAGCGTTATCACCTACCATGGCCAGCATTGGGCCAGTTACCATGCCACCCTGAGCGAATTTCGGTATCAATGCATCGAATAAACCACCAATAACAGCGGGTGCCGCAGCTGCCACAGCAATACCAGCAGGACCTAATGCCGAAACAGATTTAGCGATATATCCAGCTATTGCTTGAGCTAATTGCGCCTTGATAATTTGTCTGATGGTGTTGGCTATCGCTTTGAATACATTCTGAAAGTATTCCTTAATCGTTTGGCCAGATTGTTCGAATACTGTCCCGATCGTTTCTCCGAGACTAACGTATGCTGCTTCTGCTTTGGCGTTTATTTCAATCGCTTCAGCAACTTTTGCATTCATCTGCTCTTGTACAGATAAACCCTCTTGCTGCTTATCAGTTATGTCAAATCCCGTTGTTAGTTGCGCAGGATCTTGCATGGTGCTTGGGATGTTAAGATTGTCAGTCCCTACCGATCCAATAGTGGTTAAATTATCCACGTTTGGTCTCGTTGCCGCATTAACAAGCGCACCGCCTAATTCATTTGCTGCTTCAATATTTGATTTTAGTCCGGTATTGATCTTAGCTGACATCACAGCAAACGATTCAATTCCATCCTTGGTGGCTTCTGGTATCTCGAATTTAATCGTTTCCGCAAATCCTTTAACTGCATCGATTGCTGGATCAATAAAGTCAGCAGCACCGAAAAACGAAAAAACACTATCCCATATTCCGAGGAAATTATTCACCTGACGTGCAAGAAAGTCAACCAGGTAATTCATCGATACTTGCCAGATGTGCTTTACAACATCCCAAGCACCAGACCAATCACCTTCGAAAACCTTTCTGAATATTTTAACCAAGCTAGTTAGCATTTCCAGACCAAACTTGAATTGATCCACTAACTCACTAATTACAGCTGTGATGGTAGCGAGAATGTCTTCGCCAAACGCATCCCATAATGTGGTTACAACATCTACAATTGCATTGAATATTTCGACGGCAGCTGAGTATAACTGCTCCCATGCGTCTTTTACTTTTTGAAAGATTTCAGAACCTTCACCGGAAGTAAAATAGGCTTTTACCTTATCCCAATTGGCAATAATTGCCGTTGCTGCCAAAGCAACGGCAGCTACAATCAACCCAACCGGACCAGTCAATGCCGCAAATAATGCTGGCAATGCTTTGAGAGCAATCGAAAGCGGTCCAAAAGCTTTGGTGAGTGTACCGAATATTGTAACCGCTGGACCGATAGCCGCTGCAACCGCTCCAATACCAACTATGATCTTCTGTGTCTCTGGTGACAATTGCTGAAAGCGTTCGATCATGCCTTTCAGAAACTCAGTTACCTTTTGGATGTATGGCGCTAAAACAGATCCAACCGTTTCAGCTAAATCATTGAATGAGTTTCGAAGTCCTATGACTCCTCCACCAGCATCCAAAGCAGCTTGTGCAGATCCACCGAATTCAGTGTTGAGTTCACCGAGAATCACACCTTGCGCTCCTGCAATGTCTCCGGTCTCAACCATTGCTTTGATCACCTTCTTTTGATCTTCCGAGAAGGAGACACCTATTTTACTCAGTGAAGCAAGACCCTTAATCGGGTCGTTGAGTGCTTTTCCAAGTTGAATTGCACTGGTCTGTAAATCTTGTCCGAGTCGTGAAGAAAGGTCCAAAGCTGCTTGCTGAGCTCCTTCAAATGCTTTTCCTGTAACCTTCGTGAATGTCAACATTTGAGCGGTGACACCTCTCAATATCTCATCATCCGAAAAAATGCTTTTCCCTTGAAGGGATTTGGCCATTGCCTGGAGCTGTTCACTGGTGTAACCGGCTGCATTTCCCGTTGATCGCAATCCAGCCTCAACTTGGCCTAATGCCTGTTGCGTTTCTTGAAACTCTGTCCTTGCTTTTTCTGCAAAAGCGATAAGGGGTAATGTTAAAGTAGCAGTGAGACCAACACCAATATTCTGCATCTTACTTCCGAACTCCTCAAATTTCTTTTGGGCAGCACCAATGGCTGCTGAGAATTGAGAGGCATTCGCAGTGATGTATAATGCTAATGTTCCTTTACTGTCCATTTTTCTTTTTATCCCTCTTTTCTTTTTGCTGTTGCCAAACAGTTTTGATTCCTGGCTTGCTGAACCTATCTTTCATTTTTTGGTTCAGTTGCTTGAATTGCTCGGTTTCAGTAAATTCTTTGAGCCTGTCTGACTCAATCCTTGCACGCTCTCGCATTCGTTCCTGCGCATAAGGATTAAATCTATCTGGGTGGAGGTTAGCTCCTTTCTTCGCATGTGGAGCAAACAAGGCTGCAATAAGATTGCTAGTGTGCTCCCACTGTATTTTGTCTTTCTCAACACCCCTGTTCATCATCGCATATGTCTCAGCAGGGGTTAATTCCCAAAACATTTCAGGAGTGATGTCAATCCTGATGAGGCACTGATGATAATACTCCGGCCAGCTCGGAAATTCCTTTATGCTGCCGGAGCTTAAACGTTTCCCGTTTTTTCTTCCTTCAAAGCAACTGCATTGCCAAAAGATTCCATGATTTTACTCAAGTCATTTGTGTCCAAATCACCTATCCATGCGGAGAGTTGATCCTCATTAATCGGACTGCTGTCACCGGAATAGTTTTTCTCATTGATGATGGCAGCAATGATTAAGTCATTCATGCCATTCAATGGATCGTTTTGCAATTGCTCGGCCGCAAACATCTGGAGCGTTTCCGAAAGGTTTTTACCCTTTCGCTGTCCTAGAATTCTGAATGTGTTGTTGTTGAACCGAAGTTTGATTTCTTGGCCACCTAGAGTAACCGTGCAAGTGCCTCTAAGTGTGTTTTGATTGTTATTGTTCATCTGTCGCTGAATTTTTCTCTTTTATATAAAAAGACCCACGTCAAGCGCAGGTCATTTTATCACATATAACCAAAATGACTCTTAAGTCAGTAAGTTCTGCGCAACGGCACCAGTGAATACGATTGAGCAACTGAATGAAGCAACTTCATTAACGTTGTCTACCATTTCAATTGATTCAATGTAGGCTATACCCACATATTCATAGTCACCAACTACACCAGTACTACGGGTGCAGGTGAATTCCGTGCGGTCGTTCCAAAGCGCCCACAGATCATCATTGGAAATAGTGTTGTTAAACACCTGGTTTCCTGAGATGGAAAGTGAACTGTTCTTTTGGCCGGGCAATGATTGACGGGCACCGTCATTATCCTTACACGTTGCATCAATTTGTTCTGATGAGTTGGAGAATGACATTTGAGTGGTGCAACCAATTGCAACATCATCAATGTATACTACCTCTAAATTACCTAAGTGATCGCTTGTAGTTG